TTGTGTTTCACCGGTTTCGTGATTAGTAACTCTTAACAAAATTCCTGGCGGTGTGTTGCCTTCTTTTGCTCTTTCCCATTTATCAGGATGCAAATCTTTAGATAATTGTTTTAAAGATTTTCCCACTTCATGATTTCCTATATTATTTTCGAATTCTTCTGCAGTTCTTGTTTCTTTAGTTGCTTTGTTAAGTGCAGCTTCAAAATTTTCTGGTGTCTTAAGATGTTCTAATGCTTGAACAACATCAGGATGCCATTGCACATTTCCTTCTTTATGGTCATTTAACTGAAAATTGACTTCATCATGTTCTTCCATGCCACGTGGAGTTTTATTTTCCCATTCGGAAGGAGTTGTTTGTGGTTCTGTGTCTTCTTTTATGAATTGTTTAAAACTTAACATTCTTCTATCCTAATTTTTAAGTCTTATGTAATATGCCATCTTATGCTACCAAAAAAAGTTACCTCCTCCAGATAAACCAAGTTGTTTGGCATATCGAGGAGTATTACAAGCCCAGTAAGCTGCTTTTGTTCTATCTTTTTGTTTTGAACACTGATGTCTTGCAGCAAATGATTTCCTTGCTTCTGGATTGTTCAATCTTACTTTTAACCCAGTTGTATCACCCCAGGTGACTTTCTTTACACCACCATCTGGTGTTCTTACATAAACATAAAATTTCTTTGGACCACCTTTCATTGGTTTACCAATTGGTGGGTCTTTCTTTTCTTCTTCTATTTCATCATCATCTTCAATCATAGGACAATCAAGAGGAACAATTTGACCTTCATATTCAGCAAACTCACCAATATCTGTTTCTTCAATCAAATATTTGTCTGTTCCTTCTAGGTCAATCAAACCTTCATAGTATAGGTTTCTTGCTTCACGAAATAATTCGTAGTACTTTTCAGAACCAACACGAAATAGATTTTCGTGTAATGGAATTTCATTTTCTAAATGATGGAAAAGTTCTTCTGTGATATTAAATGCTGCTGCTTTTTCTAGATAACTCATTTTGATAATCCTAATGTTCTTTGTTTTGCTTGGGTTTTTGGATTTTGTATTATAGATAGTGCTTTTTCAGCAGCTTTTACATGTTCCAAATAGCTTTTAAGTAACTTACGACCTTCTAAAGCAGAATTTATAGCAGAATGAACAAAGGCAGGACCACCAACATCTGGTGCCGCTCTATCAGCAGCGACAGATTCAGTATATCCATCTATAATACCAGGACCATGTTCTTCCCACCAATGCTTAGCTGCTCTTTTATGAACTTTAACTCTATCAGAAAAATCTTTCAGTTTAGGATGTTCGATTATATGATTAATGATATGACCAGCAACATCAGGACTTTCATTTAACTGAGAATATTCTTTAAAAGAAAGCATTTAATACTCCATTGTTTTTAAGTATATTTATACTTTAACTCTTTTAAAGTTAAAAACTCTGGAGTCCAACCATCAAAACCACCACCATAATTTAGATGATTCATACTTTTTCTAGCACCATCTTGTTCCTCAAAACAACATATAATTTGATCTGTTTCTATCTCTAGAATACAGTACTTACGATTTCTTCTTACAATTTTATACTTCACTGAATAATTCCTTCAAACGACTATTATCAAAGTTCTTTTGTGATAATGGACCATCAACAATATCTTCTTGTGCATTATCTTCTGCATTATAGAGACGCATTTTATCTCTATCAACACCAACAACAAATCTACGATTAGAACTTGGGTCGGAATATCTATTTTTAAGTTGTTTAACCATAATCTGATTAAGTGACTCTAACTCTTCTGTTGAGATAAGTGCAAACATAAAATCTGCAGTTGCTGGAAGTCCAAAACTTTCAGAAGTATCTTCTAATCCTAAATCAGAATTTGAATATCCACTTCTAGTTGTTTGAGTTGCAGATACAATAGGAACATTGTATTCCACTGCTAGACCTCGTAGTTCTTCAGCAATTGCTTTAATGAAAGTATAAGAATTTGCATTAGAGTTAGATTTCAACCTTGTGGATAAACAAATATTAAGATAATCAATATAGATAATATCTGGCACAAAACTTTTCTTAATTTTAAGTTCATTCAAAAGATGGCGAAAATTACCAGAACCTGCACAAGCAGTTGGATATTCTTTGATAATCAACTTACCCTTTGTTTTTTCCTTTAGTCGTTTCATCTTTTTATCATATGAATTTTTTGGCAATGATGATAAATCTTCAACAGAAATATCAAGTAAATTGGCATCAATTCTTTCAGCAATCTTTTCTTCTGCCATTTCCATAGTAATATAAAGTACATTTAATCCTGCAGTCAGATTAGCAGAAGCACAATGACACATAAACAAACTTTTCCCAACGCCAGTTCCTGCTAGAGCAATGTTCAAAGTTTTCCTTGGTAATCCACCACGAGTGATTTCATTAAAATAATCTAAATCAAATTCAACCCTAACTTCTTTACGATGATAGAAATCAAACCGTTCCTCGTAGTTTTCAATAAAGTCGTGACCAATATGTGAATCAAATGAAACAGCAAGTGCATTTGATAAAATATCTGGAATAGCACCTTTTGTTTTCTTACCTGTTTTATCATCCAAAATAGAAATACTCTCCATTATAGCATTATACACAGACTTCTCTTGACAAAACTTTTCTGTTTGGTTAAGTAACCAGTCCAAATCTGTGTCATATCGCTTATTGATATTATCAACTATTTCTTTACAAGTTTGAAAGGAATCTTCATTGATTCCTTCCTTATTCGTAAGGTCAATATATAGTGCCTCTTTTGTTGGAAAAGAATTATAGTTTTTTACATAGTCATCAATTAGATTGAATACAATCTTTTCATTTTTATCAGAGAAATACTCTTCTTTGAGGAAAGGAATTACTTTTCTTCCATAAGTCTCATTAAAGATTAAGTTATCAAAAATAACTCTTTCTATGCTCATTCTACTTCATCTTCCTCTATAATATTAGAAAAACCAACTTTATATTTCTTCTCAATATATTGTGAAAAATCTGTCTCTTTGAACATTTTCATCCAAAGTTCTTTATTATTCACAATATCTTTTGCTCTCATATTAGGTTCCTGAATTTCTCCAGTTTCTCTATCTACAAGAGCATACCATCCATTCTTTGGTTTTACAATATATTCTCCTTCAAGTGCAACATCAAACAAACCTGACCATTTATTAATACCACCTTCCCAAGAAATAGTAATGGGAATTTTACTCTTTTCTTTTACATAACGAGATTTTTCAATATTGATAATGAAATGATAACCTGCTATCTCAGAACCATCTTTATCTTGTTGTCTTCCAAGAATCCAAATATTGTCTGCTGAATAATAACTTCCTGTACCACCACCAACGATATCTTTTGGAAACATTCCAATTTCTTTATAAGTATGATTGACAACTGCCATTGGAATATCTTTCAATGATAGATGTGGTGTTACCATACGAAACAAAGATTTTAATTGTTTTGCTCTTGTCATATCAGCAACAGATTTACCATCTAGAGCGTCTTCAACTTCTTTCTTTGAAGCAAGATTGCCAATTGAATCTACAAGGATAAAAACCTTATCCCCTCGTTCAATATCCTTCATCTGTTTCATAATATCATGTTTTAGTTCTTCAACATCTGTGATTGGTGTATGGATTACTGAATCCAAATCGATACCAAATGTTTCAAAGTATGATTGCGGTGTTCCAAACTCTGAATCATAAAATAAAACAACACCATCCTCATACTTTTTTAGAAAAGCAGATGCTAATAACAAAGAAAACCCAGTCTTGAAATGTTTCGACGGCCCAGCTAACATTGTTAAACCAGGAGTTAAACCACCATCAATAGAACCACCAAGTGCCACATTAATCATAGGCACTGAGGTTTGAATCATATCTTTTTTAGTGTAAATCTTACTTTCTGTAAGGGTAGATGTGTAATCAATAGTTGAATTTTTTATCAACCTGTCTTTTAAACTCATATCTTTCTCCAGTCAATGTGAATCTATAAACTTATCTAATTCTTTTATAAAAAGTTCTACTCTTTCTTTTCTATCAGGCCAATAAATATATTCCTTTTGTGGTTCTTTCATTAAATTTTTGAGAAGCGGCATAATCATTTCTCTTACTTTATTCAGTTTATGCGATTCATTCTCAACTACTTTTTTAAGTTTCTCTTCTTCTATTTTGATTTCATCCTCAGACATTAAACTGAAACCGAAATCATAGATATCTTCATCAGACATTAAAAAAATCCTCCAATGTTAATTTCTTCTCATAATCCCACCTAATAATACTTGTAATAGATTTTAGTGGTTCTATGAAAGATTTATCGAACTGTTTTTCATAATCAATATATTGGTTCAATCCCAATTCATCAGGCAAACTATCTAGGTTAGAAATTACGGTGTCTTGTATTTTATTTGGTAGTTTTAAATAACAATACTTAATTTTATCACCACTCATTATTGGTTGTAGATTTCTCAATCCATACTTTTTCAGCAAATTATTATACAACAAAGATGCTTTAATGTGAATGGGTGTTCCTTTCACATATATGTTACTTCTATCATAATATTTGTCAACATTATTTGCTCCACGAGGAAAAGCAATATCGTCAAATGGAAGATTTTTATACTCTTCTCTTATTTGTGAGATATAGTTTTGTAAAGATATTTCGCTTTCATTCATAATAATCTCAAGTGCTTTGCGAATATATTCTCTACAAACCTGTGGTGTTGATGAACGAACTGCTTCAATACCCTGCATTTTTAACTTAGGTGAATCATATTGAACACCTTCAACATTCCAAGCATTTAGAATATACATCTTCTTTGCTTTCCAAATGCCTTTATTAGCAATAGTTTCACGTTTCATAAACATCTTCTGTTGATATACATTCATATAATCAGCAAGTTCTTGATAACATTTGTCAAGATATGGTTGAATCTTCTGCTCACAAAATTGATCTATTGCTGACACAATCTTGACATCATCATTTACATCAATTCGTTTTACAAGTTCTTTCATTTCAATATAGATTGAGTCTGTATCAGATGCTATAACATAGTCAACATTATCAGTCTTTAACATTTTATTCATAAACTCATTCATTCGTTTTTCAATCCAACGAATAGAAAGTTGTCCAGACTTAGTAATAGATTCTGCTAGATCAAAATTAAACCAACGAAAATATTTATTTCCTAATGCACCGTAAGCAGAGTTTAACTGAATCTTTTTTGCCATTTGCATATTATGATATTTGGCAATTTGCATACCAGTTGCAGCATCTTTTGTTTCCTCAAACTTTTTCTTTAGTTCAATCATTTTCTTTTTATATTCAGACCTATCATTATACATTTTTTCCATCAATGCAGGAAGAAATCCTTGATAATCATTTTTATAAACACAACCATTACCTGAATAGATATATCCAGGTTCATAATCAATTGGTTTCTTTGAAATAAGTTCATCTGTGTTATGCCACATAGGAACTTTCTTCACAAACTTCTCTGGTGAAATATTATACTGCATAATCAAATGTGGATAGAGCGAATTTAAATCAAAAGATACAACCCATTCACTCATACCAACTTTTGGATCTTTCACAAAACCACCAACCAAACTTTCATTATTATCTTTTATAACAAGTTTAGGTACAACTGTTTTTCTATCCAATAGGTAGTTGTGAATAATAACATCCCAAGGACGAACTGTTGTAAGAGTATCAACAAAGTTTACTTTTGCATCATATGCAAGTGCCATTACTTGTTCAATAAACTTAAGTTTTTCTTCCAATCTATCAACAAGAACAACATCGTGAATATTGTATTCAATAAACTTTTGGAAGTTATTCTTATACAATTCTAACAAAGAACCATATTCAGAATAATCAATTTTCTTCTCACCAAGTTCTACTGATGCAATATAGTCAAGTTTATAACTCTCTTGATTACCAAAAGTAAACTTACGATA